GTCTAATTCTTCTTTGTGGTAGAGTTCTATAATCTCTTTTGATTCTTCAGTGAGTAAAGGTAGTGATAAATCTACAAGTTTCTTATTAATTTCAAAAAATTCTTCACCATAAATTCCACTCCTTGTTTTACCCGAGAGTAAATTTTGTAATGCCCTATTGTTTTTATCTGTTTTGTGTAATTCCTCAGCACGTTGTCTAATATCGTCAACAGTTACCACATTATCAACTATCTCAGGAAATAACTTAGCAAAAGTTTTCTCACCCATATATTGAATACCATTAATATTATCGGACTTATCTCCTGAAATGATTTTAAAGGTTGATATGTTCTCATGCGGGATTGAAATTTCTTTCATTAGTACCTTATCTCCATTCTTAAGAGTTATTCTTTTCATAGGTTGGTACACCTCCACTTTGTCTGAGATAAGTTGTGTTAGGTCTTTATCTGAAGAAAAAATAGTCTTGTATTCATCTTGAGATATTTGACAATAATACGCTATTAAATCATCACTTTCAGTATTATCGACACATACTTGTCTTACAAACATTTCCTCTAAGTAAGTCTTTATTCTTTCAACTTGCCAATCAAAAGATTCTCTTTTCGATTCATTTAATGTTTGTTTACGATTTTGTTTATATTCAGGATAAATAAGTCGTCTTTGGGTAGAGTTATTTTCTCCATCCCAAAAGACGATTACTTTATCGTAGTTATATTCCGATATAAATCTTTTGATTGTGTTGACAAAATGGTAAATTCCACCGATATGTCTTCCTTCGTGGTAAAATTCTTTTACCCCATGAAAACCTATTTTGAATAAATTGTTTCCATCTACTAATAATGTTTTAACCACGTTTAATTTTTTAAGGGTTACACTTGTTTTTCTTCTTCTAACTTAAAGTCACCGTCAGTGCCGATAACCTCTTTCCAATATTCTGATTGCTCAGACTTGTAAGACTCAATAGATTTTTTCTCTTCGGTAGAGTCTTTACCTGCTAAAAATCCATGAGGGGTTACAATAATTTTTCCGTCTTCGTAACCCAAACCATTGATGTGGTTTTTCATTACAGACACTTTAGTACGTGTTGCAAATTTAACCTTTCTTTTGTCTTTTACAGCAGTTATTTTGTTAGTTCCCGCATTTTTTTGATTACCAAATAAGAATACCAAAGATGAATTCAACCAAATTGATTCACCACCTTTAGCTTTAATCTTAGGTTGACCAAATGGGTTATCGGGTAACTCAACCCATGGTTGGTTTACAATCACTAAAGTATTTTCATATTTTGAATCTGACTTTCTCGACCCCGATATACGTTGGTTAATACCCATACCTATTTTATCTGCTAGTGTAGCGGCATTGTGTTGTTTTCCACCCTTACCGTCAAAAGTCATTTTACACGGAACAGAACCTACTGAATCCCATAAGAATAATAAAGAGTAATCCAATTCACCTTTAGATTGAGCATCCAAAAGTTCATTAATATAGTCCGTGATTTGTTCAATATATTCAAAGTTATTATTGAAGATAAAGAAACCATCCCATTCTAACTCTCCCGTTTCTTCGTCCACAACTTCTTCACATTCAAAACCCATAAGTTTTGCATGTTCGAAGGACCACTTCTGTTCTGTAATGATGAAAACAGGTAAAATACCTTTTTTCTGAGCATCAACCGCAGTCTTTACTAATGCTGTTGTTTTACCTGTATCAGAATGTCCCAAGAACATATTCAAATGTCCAATTGCCGGTCCAGGTACTCCAACAGCATCCAAGAAGTCACCTCCTAAATCAAAAAACCTTTGTGGTTTGTATTTCGCAGAAGTTGAAAACTTCTTTTTAATGCTACTAAAATCTTTTTTCTTTATTGCCATATTTTTTTATTAAAAGATGGTACAGACANNNNTGTCTGTACCATCATGTTAGTTTTTGTTAAAACGGTAGGTCGTCATCAACCTCAGATTCTGTTTGTGGGTCAACAGTTTTTTCTTGCTCTGTTGACGTATTTGAAGAACCTCCAATTGTCATTTCTTCATCGTCACCGTAAACATATTTTTTAAGGTCACTATTCCATACAGGTGTTTCACCTCTCGCAATCGCTTCTAAATATTCTACGGGTTTTTGTGAGTAAACATCTTGCCAAGTCAATTCATCCTCAACCCATTCTTTTTGTTGTGATTCGTCATCCGAAATCTTACAAGGGTCGTCATACATAACTGTTTGTACTACTGTGTATTCAATACCTGAAGGTGTTTTAGACTTAGATAGTTCAACAATTAAGTCTCTACCTTCATTAGCATCTGTAATGTCTCCTTTAGCTCTCCAAATAGGGATAATCTTATCTAAGATACCTTCTTGTTTGTAGTTGTCTTTGAATCTCCAAAATTTAGGTCCGTGGTCTTCATTTTCACGGTCAATTAGTTTTACGATATAAAACTTACGTGGTCGGTACTGACTCGCTAATTTCTTGTCAGATTCTTTACCTGTTGAAATTAACTCTTCGTAAACCTCAGTAAGTGGTGAACGTTCACCGTCATTCTTTCCTGGGTCATAAAGTTTAGTCCATTTCCCGTCAATTTGGACTTCGTGGTACCATACTTCTTTGAAAGGTGATGAACCGTCAGGTGTTGGGAGAATACGAACTGTCTTTTGTCCTGATTTAGTACCTTTAGGTAGGTAAGTAGTGAAGTAACGTTTCAATCTATCTTCTTGAGACATTGATTGACCTCCATTGTTGTTTTTTGATGTGTTTTTCTCATACTGAGATAACACTGCGTCAAGTGCATTTTTCATAATTTTTTCTCTTTTCTCTTGTTAATTATTAAATTATTTTCTCGATTACTCTAAAGTAAATGTAACACATTAATTCGTTTTGTCAAATAGTTAAAATAAAAAAAGACCACGAATCGTGGCCTTATTATAGTTAATCATATTTGGTTAGTCAATTACATTTTATAATCATCTTCAAATGGTCTGTCAAAAGATTTTTTAATATCTCCCTCTGAATAATTCTCAACATCATCCGGAGTTAAAATATATTCATTCTTACCCGTTTTTTCCATTTCAACTTCTTTATCACTAAAGTAGTCCGTTAATTTTTGATTATAAGGATAACTATCTAAACTTCTTAAAGATAGTTTTTCTTCAGGTGATTTTTGACGATACTTTTCAACTTTTTGTTCTAAACTATTAATCTTAGTTAATATTTGGTCCATATCATCTAATTTATTAGTTAAGTCATTCAACCTGTCCATCATAGTTTCCATATACTCTTCTTGTTTTGAAGACATATCTTTTTGAGTGGTTACTAAATCAGTAATATCTAATTCTTCAGTTCCTGTACCTTCATCATCTAAAGTTTCGGTACTTTCACTATCAGGTTCACCAACCACCTCAACATCAGGGTCGTTGTCAACATCAATAGGTGTAGTATCACCCATTTCGTTACCACCTAAATCCATATTAGTAGGTTCATCACTTTCACCACCAGTTAAATTCGCCGCTGGGTCAACAGGTTCTTCTTGTTCGGAAATATACCTATTAATACTATTGTATTTTTCTATTTCCTGTATAATTTTTTTATCTACTGACATAATAAGTTTTTTTTAACCATTAAGAAGTGTTTTAACACCATGAGGTGTCTCAACTTTTAATGTTCTATTTAGTTTCATTGTATTATCCACTCTTTCAATAAGGCCGTCTTTCATTCTAACAGTATAACAATCGCCCGTGTCTAAATCACAAACCTCTTTATATCCGTTTCCTGTATCTTTTTCAGTAATTCTTGTGTCTTTTGACAAAAACTGGTCTAATAATGATTTTGTATTCATAATGTTTTTTATATATAAATATACGTTAATTGGTCTTTTTCTTATTTTTAAGAATTATCCCACTTTCTATTTTTAATTTTAAAAGTACTATAGGCATTATCAAACAATGACTTCCCATTTGAATTCGATTTTAAATCTCCGTCAACAGTGGCAATTATAACATCATCAACATTACTAGCTGCGGTTAATTGTTTATCGTTAGTCGTTAATCTTAATGTATAATACCATAAATAAGAAAAACTAAGAGCCAAGTCTCCGTTAATGTTACTATTAACTAAAAATGATTGGATTATTTGTTCATACTGTGAACATATTTGACCCATAAACTTAATAGATTCTGTTTCATCACCAAATGATATGTACGGAACTATGTAGTCACCATCTCTAACACAAGTTTGATTATTAAATGGTACAGTCCATTTAGCGTTTTCCTTCATATTTTTAAGGTTAAAATAATTGTGATTTTTAGCCCTTAATTTTTGACTAACCCCCGTTTCAACGAATCCAACACCAAAAATATATTTTTTAACATTATCCGATAAAACTAACAAATCAATTTCATCCTTAAATTCAGTCTGAGTCAAATCAGTCGTAACGTTGTTAACGTAAGGTTTATCAATATTCTGTACGGCAACACACTTAGAATTATCCGCCTGTCTCTTACTATTGGTCTGACTATTACTATTTTTTATAGAACTTTGTCTAACTGACGTGTCACCAGTTGAACCGGCTAATGTAGGTACTCTTCTAATATCGGATTTGTAATTTTGAATAATATCTCGATTAACACTTGAGATTAGACTATCTGGCATTTGTAAAGAATATTTAGTCGCCCTAACACCTTCAAATGTTGTAACAAAGTCTCTAGTTGTGATATCATGGTTAACACTCGTTATCAAGTAAGGACCATAAAACATGGGTACATGTCTTAAATTAAAATACATTGTCGGTTGAATCATAACATTACCCATAGACACAACAGTACAATTATAACTAGAGTTTTTATAAAAGTTAT